TATTTTTTGCTACCTGTTTAATTTCAACCCTTTACAAAAAAAACGCAATTTAATTTGCGTTTTTTTTGCGTAAAACTTGCATAAGAAATAAATAAGCCGTTACTTTGTCATAACAAATCGAAAGAATATTAATCTTAACACTTAGAAATCATGACAAGCTTGACCGAATTATTAAATAGTAATCTTTTTGTAGTTACTGAAATTACAATATTTCAAGATAATACAATGCGAATTAAAGCACAAAAAAGACAAAAAGAAGCGGATGAAAGCTCATTTGTATCAAAGTATTATTCTTTGAGTTATGCGAATAAAATATGTAAAGAAGTAAGAGGCGAAAATATTAAAAAAGCATTTGAACAACTTTACGAAATCGACTAAATAACAATTTAAAATTTAGAAACTATGACACCAGAAACAAAAAAACTAATAAGAGAGATTATTGCAAAACAGGTTGAAAGCATAAATCCGCGTGAAACAGTAGGCAAATATTTAATTTTTACCGAACTTGCAAACTGGGGCTTTTCGTTCCGAATTACAGCAAGTAAAGGATTAGACACTGTTTTGTCAAAAGAATTTCGTTTTGATAAGATGAAAAAGAATGAAGAGCAGTTCCAACGCGATTTAATCACTATAAGCCGACAACTAGACGTTTATATTAACCTTAATAAAGAAGCTTTAAAAGATGAGTAAAATACAACTAATTAAAAAACGTTTTCACGTATAAGAAAAAATAATTTCGGTAGTTTCCAAACAGCAAGAAACAAAAATAAAACAAGGCTATATTACTGAAAACAATGAAATTTTTATAGCTTTTTATTCTGCTGTTTACCAAAACAAAGAAATGTATTTGAGAGAAGCCGAAAAAAAACATTTTAAAGCAAAAACAATAGAATCGGCTTTGCGACTTTTTGAACAAATAGAAAATGAACTTTTAAAATAAAAAAACAATGGGAAATTTTCTTAAAACAAGGATACCTTTTAAAATAAACCCTACTGTACATAATAGACTTATTGCAATCGTGCAATTAACTGAGAATATTAACCAAACTAAAAATAAAAACACCATGAAAATCAAAACAAGACTTATAGAACTACCAAAAGAAAACGCTGTTTATTTGGAGGATTTGAGCGAAAATGACAATGTTTTTTTAATGTTTAACGGGCGTTTTCTTCAAAATTATTCGTCTCTTAGCTTTGGACGACTCGGTGTAATTTTAAGAGACTTTGAAAAAAGAAACCCTGAAGACAAGTTTCATTATTTAACTCAAAACGAAAATAACGAATTTGTGCCGCTTTTGTTAAAAAAAGAAAAAATTAATTACAATCCTGAAAAGCCGCTTTTGATTATCAAAAATGGTGTCTCAATGGGTTTTTTAGAGTTTGATAATCGTTTTTTTGCACTCATTCGCAATCGTGAACCTATTAGCAATTCCCATCTTATTCCTTTGATTAAAACATTAAACAAACAAGGTTACGAAATTCACGAACAAATATAATCAACATCATGACTTACTTACTTATAGGCTTATGGGTTTTCACTGGGCTTTTTTATGAAAATAAAATTGCTAAAAACGAAAAGAAGATCAAAGAGCTAAACAACCAAATAGCAGCCGATTTGAAAGAGTTGCAAGACGAAATTGAAAAAATAAAAGAAGAAATCGGTTACGTAAATTTTGCAGATGAGAATTAAACACCAAACAGCCACGTTTTTCGGTGGCTGTTTTTTATAACTTAAGACAATGGGAAAATTTAAAATAACAACAACATTAAATAAGCCAAAAGTGCCACAAGATCCGATTTATAAAGTTTATAATCTGTTGGGTGCTTATCATGTTTTCAGTAACAAGCTATCTAATGTGGTTATAGTTTTTAGTGAAAAAAGCGACAATTCAGCATTGTGCTATAACTTAAATGAAGTAAGTGAGTTTTTGAGAAATGAAGAAAAATATAGTATTTAGAGCCACTGAAAAACAACAGCAGTTCATAGACGCTGTTTTGTCGGGAAAATATACGGTTTTGCTTTTTGGCGGTGCTATTCGGGGCGGTAAAACTTTTGTAGCCCTCGCAATAGCTATTTTACTTTGCAAAATATACCCAAAAAGTAGATGGGCTATTGTAAGGAAAGACCTTAAAAGGCTAAAAAACAATACCCGCCCGTCCTTAGATAAGTTTTTAGAAGGTTCAGGCGTTAAAATAAATGAAAGCGACCAAACTTTTACTTTTGCAAACGGCTCTACTATTCTTTTCATTGGTGAAAATTATGATAAGGATAAAACCTTAGAAAGATTTAAGGGGATGGAAGTAAACGGCTTTATAGGGGAGGAGGTTTCCGAAATTCGTTACGAAACTTTCAAAAAATTCATTGAAAGAGCGGGATCTTATTTAATAACTCCCACCCCCGCAGCAGGACAGCCGCCGCCGCTTATTATAATGACTTGTAACCCAACGCAAACGTGGATAAAGCAAGAAATTTACGATAAATGGAAAAACGGAACTTTGCCCGCTAACGCTTTTTATTTAGCTTCTTACGTTACGGACAACCCTTATTTAGAGCAGGCGTATTTAGATAATATAAAAAACCTCCCCCTTTACGAATATAAAGTTTTTGTCGAAGGAAACTGGGACGTTGCATTGAAAGCGGAAAACGCATTTTGGCACGCTTTCGATATAAATAAACATTTAGGACTTGCCGAATATAATAACAATACAACCGTGCATGTGAGTATTGATGCAAATACTTTGCCCTACTGTTCGGCTACTATTTGGCAAATATACCCAAATGACAAAAAGGTTTTGCAAATAGCAGAAATTACAGCCGCCGACCCTTTTAATCATGCCAGCGGGTTGGGGCAAAAAGTTTCCGAATATTTGAACTCTACCAAATACGATAACGTAGTATATATATATGGTGATGCGACTACTAAAAATCAAAATGCCATCGACGAAAAGAAAAGGAGTTTCTTTGATATTTTTACAGAACAGGTAAAAAAAGAATATAAGATTTGCGATTACATGGGTAAAAGCAACCCGCAAGTCGCATTGACGGGCGAGTTCGTGAACGCTTTATTATCATTTTACGACGGGTGGCAAATTCTTATTTCAGAAACTTGCAAAACAAGTATAAATGATTATCTTAGCGTAAAAAAAGATGCCGATGGTACTATGCTAAAAACAAGGGTGAAAAATGAAGCGGGGCAAAGCTATGAAGAACATGGGCATATTTCTGATACTTTACGATATTTTTTATACACTGCACTAAGCAACACATTCGGTAATTGGAAAAACAGATTTTCGCCACCTCACAAGGCTATTTCCGTTTCTATTGACAAAGTAATAGGAGATGACTTTTAATAAAAAAAAAACAATATGATATTAACAATAGGAAAAAAAACACTGGAAATTAAACAATTTGAGAACATTTTCACAGATAAGAAAATAAGTTATTCAGAGGCTAAAAAAGACCCTACTAACACGCAAATACGTTTTAAAAACAACAAAATAATGGCTTACACTGAAGCCTTATCTTTGGGTAAAATAAAATAATATGTTAAAAGAAATAATAAGACAAAACAAAATAGGACAGCCTCGTAAATTCGAGACACCCGCCGATCTTTGGGCGGCTGCAATAGCTTATTTTAAGTGGAATATAGAAAACCCTTGTATTAAAAAAGACGTTTGCAAAAGCGGCGAAAATGTAGGCACTGCTATTGAGATAGAAATAGAAAGACCTTTGACTATTCGGGGTTTTTGTAATCATGCAAGTATCGGTTACTCAACGTTTAACGACTATGAAACGCGGGAAAACTTTAAAGAATACTCGGAGGTCATAAAGCGAATTAAACTAATTATAGAGGATTATTTAATTACTGGGGCTGCCATTGGTACATATAAAGAGAACTTAGTATCTCGATTGACAGGATTAGCCGAAAAGAAGGAAGTGGAAGTAAACACCACTAAAAACGTTATAGTAGTAGGTGGCAAAGAAATTGAGATTTAACCATTAAAAACAAATAAGAACATGATTTTATTTATTAAATTATTTTTAGATGCCCCCGATGAATTGGTAGGGGTGGTATTTGCAGGACTTTTTTTATTGTCAATTGCAATTTTCAACAAATACAAACATTATAAACTTAGCAGAAAAAACAGAAAAATACAAAATCAACTTAAAAAGTATTAGAGGATGAGACCATTAAAACCGAAAACACCCAAACAGGTACGAAAAGGGTATTTCAAACTTTTACGAATATCTTACAAGGCAAAAGAACTTGGTCTCGATCCTGAAAAATTAAAAATCAATTTCAATAAAAGCGAAGGTTATCATATTGTCGGCAGTACCGATAATGAAAAAACCAAAGAATTAGAAACTTTCGCGAATAGTATTTGATTATGAAAAAAACACTCTTAAAGATATTCATAGCTGCATTTCTGCTTATTCCTTTGCTTTTTGTAATAGGGTTCTGTATTTATGTAGATATTAAATTCCCTTTCGTTTTTGGGCTTATTTTAGGCATTAGAATAACTATTGTTTTAATAATCGGAATTTGCACACTTATAGAGATTTTTGATTATGGTTAGCTGAATTAATTTTATCTGTAAATATAAAGTAAAAAACGCTTCTTTCGGGGGAGCGTTTCTAATATAAAAAAACATTATGCAAGAAAAAATTAAAGCGTTAAGAAGAAGTTTAAAAACCAAAGAAGAATTAAACTATTTAAACTATATAGAAGAACATTATAATAATGTTCAAAAAGCATGGCTTTTAATTCAAGATAAATGTAAACATTTTAGTTTTATTACTGATGACTGGCTTTTTAATCAATTAGATAATGATATTAAAAACCATGATTTAAGTAAATTGTCTAAAAATGAATTTTCACAATACAGACAGTTTTTTTATCCTGCTAATGATAAAGAAGAGGATAAGTCTTTATATGATAAAGCATGGGAACATCACAAAAAACATAACAATCACCACTGGCAAACATGGACTAAATATTCAAACAGAACAAATCAAGAATTAGCTTTACTGCATAATATTTGCGATTGGGTCGCTATGGGTTTTATGTTTGAAGACACGGCAAAAGAATATTATGAAAACAACAAAAAGGGCATTAAAATGCCTCAATGGGCTATTGTTTATATGTATAAAATTTTCGATTGTATTTATTAATTGATCTGCAAATAAAAAAAACGCCTCTTTTGAGAGGCGTTTTTTTTGCTTTAATGTAGCAACGTAAAGAAAATGTAAGTTACACAAAGGTGAAAAAAGGTGTCTATTTTGATGTTTCCAGACGCTCGAAAACACCGTAACGACCTGATTTACAGCATAGGTATTTATACCCGTGCAACATACACTTTTTATACGCAACCTTTATAGTGCCTGTAATTCAATCAGTTACGAGCGTGATTTTTCTATGTTACACGCAAAGTGCAACATCCACTTTTTATACGCAAAGTTTACGCGTGTTGCTTTTCGAGTAAAACGTGTAACATAGGTTCTTAAAAGTGCAACATAGGGTGTAACATAGGTTTTTCGCTAAAAACAATCTTAGATGCCTATATGTTAATCAGTTAGGTAAGATTTTACCGAAAACAGCGTGTAACATACATCTTTCTTACGCAAACGTATAGTAACGGTTTGTAAATCAGAAGGGTACGGCTGTATTTAACCAAAACAGCGTGCAACATACACTTTTCATACGCAAAACTTACGCAAATGGTGGTTAATTGCCTTACTATCAGTTATTTATATCTTTTTCTTTCTCTTTTTTTATCTAAATAGTGTAACATAGGTTTATATATTGAGTATATATAAAATAAAACAAGGTATATATACCTATTTAAGTATAAAGAGTAAATAAAGTATATATACCAAAACATGACAAAAGTCATATAAATACGCTGTTTTTTATAGGAGTAAATAAAACGCGACTCAATGTTACACAAGTTACACTTTGCCGCCTTTTTTGGCTTTTCGCGATTAAATTTCTTATTTTAAGATTATTTAATTAAATTTGTGCTATGGATACCTATATAACAAAAAACGACTTAACTAAATACATTCAAAAAAACACTCTTTCCGAATTAACGAACGGACGTAAAGCCATGGGCGGCGAACCTGCGGTGGCGGGAACTGATACTATTTGGCAAAATTTGATACCAACAGCACTGGAAACTGTAAACGGTTTCACGCGGCATTGGTATGATATGGACAAAGAAACGCGTAAGGTGTCTTTATTTGATGATAATTTAAACCACTTAGAAAACGAAAGGCTTTATATAGTAGATGGACAAACGGGCGAAAACACCCTTTATTTGTGTATTAAGGATGCACCCGCAGCTACTCTAATAACGGATACCGAATTTTTCGAGCAGAAAGACGACCGTAATCCGATCTTAGTAGAAATAACATGCCTTTTGCTTATTCATAATCTTTCAAGACGTGGAAACCCTCGACAAATTCCAGAGCAAAGGATATTTGATTATGATAACGCAATTAGCCGCTTAAAGGAAATTCAAAAAGGTATCGTATGCTTAGATATTCCAACACGTGAAAACACTGCACCAAACGACGCGGGGCAATCTTTTATACATGGGTCTTTCAATATTGAAACAACAGATATATATTAAAAGATATGATTAAAAAAATAAGTCGGTTTTTTCGGAAAAGCAACAATAAAGTAAAAGTTCGCGTAAACCCAAAAGGTGGGAAAGAAAAAATATCTTTTATTGAGCAACTGAAAAAAATGTTCCCTGAAAAAGAATTGCAGGATTTGGCAAAAACGGATGCTTTAAATGAAATAGAGAACAAACTCAATACAATATTAGCATCTCAACAAAAGAAGCTAAAAGGAATAGATAGCGATGTCGAAGAGATGACAGGCTTTAACTACGCAGCTGTAACCACTAACAAATGGCTTTATGCTATGCGTGCAGCCTCGCAGCCTTTTGGAGTTGGTTTTTCTCCTGACTGGGGGGGGCTTTTTGATATATTTGCAAATATGATAACCGATGCACATATACAAGGTTCTATTAATAAATTAGTAGAGGGTGTTGCGAAGAAAGATTTTTTTATTTCAAACGAAAATGGAGAACATGACACAAAAGGGACAAATATATTAAAAAGTCAATGGTTTGTTGATTTTATAAAATATGTAGTAAATGTAAGGCTTTGGGGGTTTGGACTTATTCAGATAGAAAGTTTAAATCTTACAGATTTTAGTATTTGTTTAAAAGAAGTAAATCGTAAACACGTAAGACCAGATTTAAACGGTGTTGTTAAAAGGGAATACGATTTGCAACCTTTTAAAAAGTGGGATAAGCAGCCATATAAAAGTTCTTGTATTTATATCTTTGATAATGTACTCGGACAGCTAAACGCATGCGTACGTTGGTACGTTTACAAATGCGAAATTGCAAGGGTTTGGGCAAAGTATAATAAAACATACGGTATCCCTCCAATTATAGCAAAGACAAATTTAAACGACACCGTAAGAAAACAAAATGCTGTCGATGGACTTGAGAATTGGATTACTAACAATTACATAGTAATGGATTTAAGCGATGAGGTTATGCCGTTCGATAGCAGTGGGAAAAGCGGCGGGTCTGGGCAGCAATTCTTTGAAAACCTTATGAGGCTTTGCGACGAACAAATGAGCAAGGGACTTTTAAGTTCAACCATGACAATGGACGCGATGGGGGGGAATTATAAAGGAGAGGTTCATGCTAATACGACAAACGACATTATAGACTCGATAGCTCGGACGGTTTCTTATATTGTAACAAAAGAACTTTTACCACGTTTACGAAACTTTGGCTTTCCTTTTAAAGAGGGACAAAGATTAGAAATTGACAATTCGGAAAAAATCACAATGAAAGAAAAAGCTGAAATTTTAAGCATTCTTTCAAATGGTGGTTACAGTGTGGATATTGTCGTAGCAAGCGATTTTATAGGCTTAGAATTAAGCGAGAAAGAAGAAAAAGAAGAAAAAATAAACCCCGCTTTGCAAGTTACAGCGGAAAATAAAAAACATTTGCAAAATGAGTATATTAAAAAATTTAACAATTAAAGACAATCTTAACGGGTTTTTTATAAATGGAAAATTTAAAGGTTTATCTTTCGAGGTTGCGGCTATTTCGCCTACGGCAGTGCGGCTTTATTCGATGTATCAAAACGAGCCCAGCTTTGATATTGATATGGCAACAGTAACGCTTGAAAACGACACTGGTGTCGATATAACTCCAGTTGATTTACAGGATAGAATGGCGACTTTGTCGGGTTTTGTTTCAAAAAAAAAAATAAATAGTATAGGGACGGGCGGGTCTGTTTTGGGCTCTTGGGTAGATTATGAAAATTATAAAACAAACAACATAACAAACCGCAACGGTATGCTATACGTTGCTTTAAGAGACAATACAAATGCAAACCCAGAAACAAGCCCTTTAGACTGGTTTAATCTGCTTTCTGGTTTCTTGGAAACAAAAGGCGAAATTTTAACAGCTGCCGACTTTCCAGCCTTGACGGCTGTTGCTGCAAATGATGTTTATTTTGTATTAGCGGATGTAATAGATAATGACCCGACAAAAACAAATACAGGACAGACTTTTGCAAACGGCAGTATAATTGTTTGGAATGGTTCGGGGTGGTCTGTTATAGGGAATGTAGCCTTGGTTTCTTTTCTTAATTTAACAGACACCCCGACTTCTTACATAGGGCAAAAACGTAAATTTTTGCGAGTAAATGAGACTCAGGACGGATTAGAATTTGCTTTTAACAGTATTTTGCCAGAACATGTTTTTGATAGTGAAGCTGCAAGAGATGCTTATTTTCCGACTAAATTAGATGAGTTGTACAAAGGCTTAGAAATAGGAATTGAAGAAAAAACAGGAGAGCCTTATTTAGAGTTAGGCGGGGGTGTAAACACTACTTTAAGCAACCCAATATATAGCATAGCGACAGAAACAAAACTTTACGTATTAGATGGTCCTAATATCAAAAGCTATGATATTGCTGCGGATGGAACTTTGAGTAATGAAATATCTATTCCTTCAGGTTTCAGTGCTAGTTTGTGTGGTATGGCTATAAAAGACAATAGGTTGTATGTTCAAAATGATAATACTATATATTGGTATTTGATAGCAGGTGATGGTTCTTTAACCGCCGATGGTAGTTTAGCTACTGGTTATGCAGGATTAGGACAAATAGCTATAAAAGATAATAGGCTATATGTTCAAAATAATACTACTGTTTATTGGTATATAATAAATGGCGATGGTTCATTAACTTACGACGATAACTTAGCTACTGGATATACAAGCCTTAGTTCACTTGCTATTTACAACAGTAAATTATACATAGGGAGAGATATTACAGTATATAAATATAATATCAATATTGATGGCACTTTGACTTTTGAAGATTCTTATTCTGTATCTTCTTCTAGTTTTATGTATTTCAATGAAAACAAACTATACACACTTGAGTATTTTCCTGACCCTGTATCTATATATATATATTATGTTGATATTAATGGTAATTTAGAATTTGATAAAATTTATAATGTAGTAACTGGAATAGGTAGTGCAGTAGCAACTTTGTCTGGACGTGGTGAGAATGTATTTACCTTAGAATTTTTTGGTAATAGAGCTTTTTGGTTAGATATTATTTCAGAAAGCAATTCAAAAATTCAAAAATGGACAGCAGAAACGCCAACTTCTTACGACAATAGCAACTGGGCTACTTTAGGCATTGAAAATATTACAACTGAACAAGTTCAAACTGTTTTCGGTGCTAATATTTCAGATAAGAGGTTTCCTGTAAAAGACGGAACTACTTTTAAAGATTCGGGTTTTACAGAAGAAGACACTTATTTTAACTTTGAAAAGCCTATTATTTACCCAAAAGGAGTTGGTAAAATGAATTTGTCGGACATCGAAGTTATGGACTTAGCAAACGCTGGGCAATACTATAAAATAACTGGAATTTTTACCGATGACGCTATAAATGAGCTTTTTACAACCTTAGCAACGAATAAGTTAACTTGTTTAAAAGCGGGAAAATATCATTTTAACGCTGCGGCGGTTCTTAGTGTTGATAAGTTAAGCACTATAACATTAGCTTTATATAAGAACGGTTCGTTTTTTATTGAGACTCCACACGGCGTTAACTCTCCAAATAGCGATATAACTCCGAATGCAGTAGATATTTTTAATATTGCGGAAAATGATTATTTCGAGCTTTATGTTAAAAGTAATATTGCAAATACTCAGGTTACTTTTAACACTTTAAATATTAACTTTTCAGAAGTTTAGATAATTGTTTCACGTGAAACAATCCTTTGCGGCGGGCGGTTAAGCCGCGTTTTTAAATCTTAAAAAAATGAAAAAATGAAAATTTTTATTATTTGCTCCATTGCTATGGTTTTTATTGTACCGATTATTTATTATATCATAGGTAAGCGAAAGATCGACAGGAAATATAAAGGCTTAAAAGATAAACAAAAGCTTATCAAAAAAAAGATAGGAAACAATATTAATAAAAATAAGTAATAAATGGACTTTTCAAAATTAGTAGCGTCAAGCCCTGTTCTGACAGGGTTTGTAGTTTTGGTTTTTTGTGTTGTTTTTATGGTGGCTTTGGTTTTTATCGTAAAACAATTATTAAAAAACATAAATGCAAAACGAATAAAAATGAACAGCGATGTAGAGTATTTAATTAAAAACGCTGTAACAGAAGATTATTTAAAAAAAGAGATTGCGAAATTTCGCACTGAAACAGATAAGGCTATAAGCTCAGTTAAAAGCGAATTGACAATCCGAATTGAAAATTTACAAAAAGAAACAAGTGAAATAAAAGGAAGTATCAAAGAAATAAGTTCAGATATAAAAGAACTGCTAAAAAAAATAAAATAGACGTTTTGTTTGCAGAAACAAAAAAAAGTTGTATGTTTGCAATAGACAAAATGGTTTTTTGTTGGTTTTTATTTGTTAGGTTAATACACTTTTTTGTTTTTTTTATTTGTTGTTTTCAAAGGCTGCAAACTTCTTTTTTTTTGGAGTTTGCAGCCTTTTTTTATATATTTAACTCATGGCACGGACAAAAGCAGAGATATTAGAAGAAATACTGGCTCGAAAAGATGCCGACCCTATATTGTCAAACATTTGCACCTCGCAAAGTAAACAGTCGTTTTTTTTAGCTTTGTTTGCTTGTTATGCAGAAATAACAGGCGAGTTTGAACTTACGTTTGATGACTTTTTAAGTGAGGTTAAAACGATATTAGAAAGCAAGCAAGTACATACTTCTTTCTGGTGGCGAAGTATCTCTTTAGGCTTCCAACTTGGAGACCCTTTGGTTACTTTCGTTAATGGAAATTTAGGCTATGAAGTAATAGATGTCGATAAGCAAATAATTAAAAGAGCCGCTGTTTTCACCGATGCAAACGGGCGTATAGAGTTGAAAGTGGCGGAGCTTTCTGGCGGTTTGCCCGTGTCGCTAACCCCCACAAACCTAAGTGCTTTTCTTGACTATATTAACGATATGCAACCCGCAGGGCTTGATATATTAATAACTACTTTAGATGGGGATGAAATTAGAGTGGGTTTCACGGTTACAGTAGATAGTCAAATTATTAATATTTCGGACGGTACGCTATTAAGCGACGGTACGACAAAGCCAGTCGAAAACGCTGTAAATGATTATATTGCAGGTTTTCAAAATGTAAGTTTTGGCGGCACTTTTTACGCAAATAAGTTAATGCAATCGGTTTTAAATACTGACGGCGTTTTAAATTCCGTATTTACCTTTTTAGAGAAAAAAGCAAGCGGAGAGAGTGGTTTTGTAGATGTTTTAAGCTTACCAAGTAAGAGTTTTAAGGCTTTGTCAGGCTACGTAAACTTAGAAAGCGGCTTTATTTTAAGCGACAATATTAATTATATAACTGGTTGATTATGAAATATAACTTAGATAATATAATTAAGGATTTTATACCTTTTTTTTATCAAAATGAAGAAAATTTCAGTTTGATAGATACTATTTTACACGGCTGTTTTGATACGGTAAACGAAAAACTCGAAACAACTGAAAACGAAACAAAAATACAACTTGGCTACTCAATACAGCGGCTTTCTTTGGAAAATAGCCTTAATAATGTTTTTGATAGTGTTTTGAAGCGTATTATAATTGATAACAGCTCTAATGTTGTGATCAATCCGTATGTTTTCAATAGTGGCGAAACAGCCCCGCAAAAGACGTTTTTAGGAAACAAGGGGGAGGGTGGTCTTGATAAAGTTTATACATTTAACAGCACCGAACAAAAGCCACTTAGTTCTGTTATTCGCTTTACTGTTTTTGTACCTATCGAATACCAAAACATAGAAAATAAAATTAAAAACCATATTAACTTAGTGCAAATCTACGGCACTGGTTACGATATTATATATTTTTAGATATGAGAAAAATATTAAATCCAGACGGCGGGAGACCTTTAGAAAATGAAGACATGCTGCCTTATATTGATAATTTGGAAATGCAAGAAAATATTTTCAAAGAATTAAATTTTGGAGATACGATTGTTTCGGGTTGTATAGTAACAGGCACAACTTTAAACGCTAATATTTCGGAAGGCATTGTTTTTTTGGAAAACAAACTTGCAACTTTTGAGGCTGTAACTGGCGTTTCTTTACCTTATAATGTAACTTTAAGTGTTACAGATACGGACGCTCGCGAATTTAATGATGGCATTGTAAGAAATACAATAAGAGAACAAAAAGCCGTTGCGGGTGGTATTTTTGGAATAGATGCTGATACTCCTCGAGTAAATAACAGATTTTTAAGAAATGTAAACGGTGAACTTTTGGGCAATATAAATACCGATTTGGAAGGTTTGGGTGATTTATATAAGCCTAATTTATTTGAAAAGTCGCAAAACTGGCGTGTTTTGCCAACCTACTCGACGGATAACGCTTTTATTAAAATAGGGGAGTTTTTAACAGCCCAGTTTTGTAATTTTACTGTTTTTTTTAATGGTTTTACACACGAAGCTCAACCGTGTTCTTTCTTGGTTAATTTTGGCAAAAGCGGGAGTGGGTTAGAATTGAATGTTAAAACAATAGGAATACCTACTGAAAATATGCCTAAATTTGTGCTTGTAGATAACCAAGAGTCTCCTGCAAAAGCAAGCTTATATATTCAAAAAGGGACAGGAGCTTCGTATGGTGGGACTTTCTTACTACTAGGGGAAAACTTTACAACTAATGGATTTAATATCGAAGTGTCAGACTGGACAGATACGCTGATTTTCCCTATATTAAAAACATCTTTGCCTTTTGAGTGGACAGCTGTCCCTTCAGGTGCTTACGAAACTGACAATGTAAACGTGTCAAATACAAGTGTATTTTATAGATATGAAAAGGACTTTATAGAGATAAAAGGGATTTTTCAATTCATAAGTCAAACAATAGGCAATAAAGCTCTTTTTGATATTGATTTCACAAATTATTTACCTTTGCTCACTAATATGGAAATTCCTGTTTTTATGTATGGAAACAATGAAATATTACAGGGTGTTGCAGGTACCTCAAACATAAACGGCATAGGGATAGTTTTATTAAATACTGCATTAACAGCCGGTTTTGATTATGATTTTTATGCAAAAATACCAATAGAGTAATGGACAAGGATTTAATTACTTTGTTAATAGAGGGAGTTTTTTCGGGAGAAATAAGCCTTTTTAAACTCCCCGAGTTATTATATTTTTGGACTTTTGAAAAGTTAGATAATTCTTTTAAAAAAGGATTTGGCGAGGTTTTGGGAACTGATAAATTTTTAAATCAAAAAGCTTTTAATTACAGAACAAATATAAGCCGTTTTTCTGGTGCGAAAACTTTTCAAAATATAAAAGAGTTAAGCGATAATGTTTTTTTACCAAATGGCATAAAAAGACCATTTGCAGACTTTAAAAAAACAGCTCTAAAAATAAATGAAAAATATAATATAGAATGGTTAAAAGCTGAGAATGACTTAGCTATTAAACAGGCTCAAAACGCGCGAAAATGGATTAAATACGAAAGCGAAAAAGATATTTTCCCTATTTTAGAATATGTAAGCGTGGGCGACCAGCGAGTAAGACCATCGCATAAAAAATTAGATGGCTTAAAAAAACCAGTGGATGACCCTATATGGAATACTATTTTCCCCGCAAACGGCTGGCGGTGTCGCTGCATTGTCATAAGACACCGTAAAGCGAACACAACAACCGAAAACGAAACAAAAGACAAAACAAAAGAAATAGAAAAAGAATTTAAAAAAAACCCTGAATTTGCGTTTAATGTAGGCAAAAAAGAGTATCTTTTTAAAGAAAGCGGAAAAGGTAAAAATAATTATTTCAAAGTACCTCGTGAGTTTTCTAATGAATTAAAAAATAATTTTGGTTTTCCAAAAATAAGCAAATAGTATGGCTGAAATATTAGTAAATGACATAGGAATAGAGAGTAAACCCGTGGGTTTTTCGGAGCTTGGCAGTGTTGTTTATGATAATATAATTTTTCCCGCACCTGCAAACGGGGCTTATAATGAGATTGTTTTAAATGCTGCTCAAATAGATATTTCGCGACAGTCCGATATTGTTTTCAGTCGAGTAAATGGCAAAAATGGCACTATCAAAGAATATACAGGAAAAGGAGACTATAATGTAAATTTAAGCATAATTATAGCAGCACCGCTTTTTTCGGCTACTGGTTTACTTGGAATAGCTGCACAAAAGGCATTAGTAGCCACAACCGCGAACCGTTTTGCAGGACTTGTAAACGTACAGCCCGACGTTACAGATACTGAAACTTTAAACGAAATTGTAAAACTTGAAAAAGTACAAGGGGCTATTGAGATAGAAAACAAGTTTCTAAATAATAGGTTTGGATTAAAAAAATTCGTTATTCAAAGTTTCGACGTAAAAAGACAAGTGAATGATTATATTTTAACCATTTCTTTACTGAGTGATACGCCCATAGACTTTGGAGACTTTGGGGCAGACCGACAAGGCGGCGAGGGTGTGCGTGCAAATGTTTAATTTTCAAACAAAAAAAGCTATGTTAAAACAAAAAGGTAAATATCCAAATTTACAAAAGAATGTAGATAAATTTAAAATTGAAATCCCGACAATTATAGCCGAGCTTGCAAAAAACCATTATTTAAAAGGATTTGCAAAAGGCGGGGGGCAAACTGATAAATCAATAAGCGGATGGGAAAAACGCAAATTAAAAATAAAAGACTTCACAAGCGGACGAAAAACCCGCTTAAAAGCAAAAAGGCAAATAGGGAGAGCCTTGTTAGTGGATACGGGGCAAATGCGAAATGATATTGATATTCAAAAAGCTACTTTTAATGAAATTATTATAGGCACTGACGCAACCGATTACGCAAGCTACCACAATGAAGGTACGGATAAAATGCCACAACGTGAAATCTTAGGATATTCTACGGAACTAAATAAAAAGGTTGAAAAAGCAGTAAAAGAAGAAATAAATAATTTAATCTTTAAAAAATGAGTAACTGGCGAACTGAATTAAAGAATTTTTTCGAAATCAAAACGGTTGAGGCTTTGGGTGATGAAATAAAACGTTTTGAGGCTTGGAATAATCAAATGCAAAGATTTGAAAATGAAGAAACAGCCCCAGAAATAGCCGTTTATTTTGCTTATTCAAACATAGGGGATGGTCGCGAATATCTTAACCAACAAAAAATACAGCAAGCCGAACAGATACCTGTAACTATTGATTTAAGAATTGTTTTTAACAATTATAATGGAAACGCTCAAAATACAGCATACGACTTTGCAGATAGAATACACAAGAAATTTTCAGGCGTAAAACACGACTGTATAAATGGGCGTGTCCTTAAGATGGGCGAGCGTGAAGACTTAAACCACGCCGCAAATTATGAATATTTAATGAATTATTCTTTTATTGTTAAGGAATTTGTAGAGAATACAAATATAGTAGATGCAAACGAGGGGAACGTTTTAAAACCAATAGTTTTGGGGAAAATTGCAAAAGTCGAAATAAATACTTAATTTAGGGGCGTGATGAAAACAGTGGATTTTATAAATAGCAAAACAGACGGTATTCCTGAAATAATTTTAAGCGGGGATATTGATTTTTATGATGGTGCAAATATTGCAAGCCAAATTTTAAATGCCGATTCTAAACATATTAGAATTAGAGTAAATTCTTTTGGTGGTAATGTTTTGGCTGGTTATGAAATTATTTCGGCTATAAATCAAAAAACTCAAAACGGCGAAATTGTCGAAACTTTGGGGCTTGGTATAACCGACAGTGTTGCAGGATGGATAGTTGCAAGCGGCACGAAAGGCTATCGTAAAGTAATGCCTTTCAACACAATGTTATTGCACCCGCCAGCTACAAAAGACGGTTTAACCGCTGCGGATTTGCCTGACGGTGAGCTTAAAAATAAATTGTTAAGTGTTGCGGACGCGATAGAAAATATATTTACAGCTAATACTAATCTGTCAAAAAGCAAAGTCCGTTCTTTTATGGAAAACGAAACTACTTTTACAGCATTAGAGGCTAAAAAAGCGGGTTTAATAGACAGTATTATAAAAATAGACAATACTCCACAGATAGCTCAAAACCTTAGTAGGTTAGAAGTGTATAATATTACTAAAAACTTTACTCCGAAAATCAAAAACTTAAAGTATATGAAAGAATTAATAGGTATTTTAAATTTGAATGAAAACGCGGGGGATGCCGATGTTCGCCTTGCTATTCAAAATTTAAAAACAGAAAAAACGACTTTTGAAAACAAATACAATGAGTCGCAAAACGAAATAAAAGATTTGAAAGCGGAAAATACAGCTTTTAAAAACAGAGCAGAAAAACTTGAAAACGAAAAGTTTGAAGACTACGTAGATGCTTTAATTGAAAAAGATGCTTCAAAAAAAGAACATCGTGAAGCGTTAGTAAACATGGCAAAGGGCAATTTCGATGCTTTTAAAACACTTAACCCTATTCAGGATATTATTATCAATAACAATGGTATTGATGACGGTATCGAGCCGAACGGGGACTCGCAAACACAAAAAGAAAAAGCAGCGGAGTTTGCGAACATGACGGCGGCTGCTCGAAAAGAATTGAGAGCAAAAAACCCTATTAAATTTAATGAATTGTTTAACGCTTCTTTTAAATAAAAAAATATGCACATAACAGAAATACAAAATTTTACCAAAAATAAAGACTTACAAAATGCCTTGATAACTCACGGCGTTAAAAGCGACTCGGACTTTCAAAAATATTTGAATTATGCAAGAAATTCGTTAAGTGCTGATATAAGAAATAGCACCGAGCAACGAATTGCAATTTATTCGTCGGAAATTGACGAGTTCGCATATCCAGATGACTCTTTTATGAGCTACGCCATAAACGATGCACAATTTGCAGCGACTGGTGAGGTTAAGAAAATGCAAAGTTCCGTAGAGGGAATGAAGGCGATAAAAGGGCGTTTATATGACAAAGCCTTAGTTAATGAAGAAGAGGTTACTGCTCAAAAAGTTTATACTCGTAAAAACACTAAATGGGAATGGGTGATTGAGTACTTCAGAACACCCGCTCAGGTTATTACTATGGAATTAACTTCCGAAGTTGGTTATAATGCTTTACTTGACTTATTGAGAAGCAAAGCAGCTAAACTAATGGAAGCTATTTCTAATTTTACTCTGGTTGAATGGTCTCAAGGTGCTGTTGGCGTTGGCGAGATTGTAAGCATTTCAGAGGGAACAGACTTTTTTGTAATGACTTCGGGAACTGCTGTTCGTAAAAACCCAGTAACGGGCACAACTGGAAATGTAAAAAAAGTAACTTTACAGGATTTTAAAAATCTTAAAAGTAAATTAGAATTACAAAGAGCAAATAAACTTTTTAGCGGGGACCTTGTTTATTTGCCTACTGAAGCCCAAATACATGATATTAGAAGTATTGACGGCTTTTTTGACTACAATCAAACAGGATACAGAGGCGAAAGAGACAAAGGACTTATCGGCGATCTTTACGGATTTAAAATATTAGATCCACGCCGTAGAGATGACTGGGGGGCTAATATCCTTTATTCTCAAAGTGTTTCGGGGGATAATATTACACTTACAAAAGTAGAAGACGGTGCTGATGCCGCTGCTAATATGTTAAGTGCGGGGATTGCATGGTACTCTGACGCTGTTAAGATAGCAAAAGGTAAACCAGTTGTTTTTCCAGATATGAACAATCCGCAGTTTTACGGGGATTTATATTCGTCGGAGACTCGCCATGGTGCAATAAAAGCACGTCAAGATGGCAAAGGGGTTGTTATGTTAGTTGAAGCACCTGAGTAAAAAATTTTTGTTTCACGTGAAACATTCTTATATTTGTTTCACGTGAAACATTTTAAAATACATTAAAGAAAATGGTAAAAAGTAATAAATTAATTATATCCATTTCAGAAAAAGGTAAGAAAAACGTAAATTTTGAATTGGACAAAAAAGAAGTAGAGGCTGCCCTCGGGCTTTGCGAACGCAAAAGAATAGAAAGAGTTTTTTGCATGAAAAAAGACGGGGCTGCACAACTTTTTAGCGAAAAAAGATCGGCTATTGTTTGTCAGGAACGCCACGATTTTGAATATATGGTGTCTATTGATAAAGACACATTAAGTAACTTCTTAAAAGAATAATTATGAGCAATGTAATTATAAATATACAAAAAGGCGGTCTGGGGCGGCAATCTGCAAATACTGACACGTGGGGCGGTAAATTTGTAGAGGTAGATACTTTACCCGCTGGTTGGGTGGAAAACGAGGTTAAAAAGATTTACAAAGATACCGACTTGGAAGCCTACGGAATAAAAGAAGACAGTGTAAATGATTATTATAAATTAGTTTTTTTGCATACATCGGAATTTTTCCGTATTAATGCAAATGGTACTTTGTTTTTACAATTAGCCACCACAACAGACGACAAGCACCTGCCCGCGACTGTTTTTGAGGCTTTCCATAACCATAATCAAGCAAATAACGTTTTAAATTTTGCTTACATATCAAGCAGCTTAAAACTTACAACCGCAAACGTTGAAAGTGTGCAGACTGAATTTAATAATTTAGTCCCTAAAATACAACCTGCTTTTTGTATTATTACCTTAAAAGCTGACGACGTAGCGGGTACTATTCCCGATTTTTCAACCGCTTCAAATTTTCGTTGTTTAGTCGATGTCGCAAACGATTTGACGGAAAACGGACTCGCAAAAGCTGTTTTTGATAGTTTAGGAATGTGTGGAGCAGGTGGTTTCCTTTTGGGACTTTCAACACTTGCAAAAGTACATCAAGAAATTTCTTGGACTAAATTTATTGTAAACGGCGGCGGGCGTTGGCAAAAGATAGGCGATATTTTCGGGCTTTCAGTAGAGGATAAAACAGACACCGAAATAGCAGCTTATGGAACTCAGGGCGTTGTTTTAATGAAACGTATCAAAAGAGATTCCAATGTTTACGTAAGCAGTTCGCGAATGGCGGGAAAAATAACCGACGACTACGCGATTTTGCCACACGTTCGTACTATAAATAAAGCTATTGTATTAGCTTACGATGCTTTACTGCCGCGTTTTAACGCACCTGTTTATGTTAATCCAAAAGACGGCAAACTTAGTGTTTCAACAGTTTCATACCTCGAAAGACTTGTTTACGATGCTATCAATAACAACATGATACTTGACAAAGCGGGAGACAATGTAGAGCTTTCTATAAGCAATGGGAATTTACCATTAGAAAGCGTTTATATAAACCCAAGTCAGAACGTATTAGTGACAGAGAATGTAAACGTAGAACTAAATTTAGTACCGGTAGGGTCTTCAAAAACTTTTACTATTAATATTGGATTAGTTCCTAAATTATCTTAATTATGGCAAATGAAAACACGGTTCTTTCAATGGAAGGCTACTCGACGGCGGATGTAAAGATAACTTTTAATGATTTGGAGCTTCCGGGCATTACAAATTTCGAGTTAAATTTAGAACAGTCTAAAAATAACAATTTAGGCATGGGCGTAAACCCCGTAAGTCGATCCCGCTCTCAAAAAGAATATTCTGGCAGCTTAGAAATGGATTACGACACTAAGAAACGATTGTTAGAAAACTTTGCAAATACAGACAATGTATTAACAAGTATTCCCCCTGGACTTTTGGAAATAACCTTAGCACGAACTGATGGCGGTTTTGAGAAAATATCAGTCCCGTTTATGGAGTTTAACGGTGATGGCATAAGTGGTTCACAAGGGGATGAAAACTTAACAAAAAGCGTAGATATTATTTTTGCAGGAATTAACCAAACAACAATATAAAAAGACAATGGAAAATAAAGCATTAACAAAAGAGCAAATAGATAAGTTTATAGAAAACGGCAATTTTGAAGCCTTAAAAAATGGCGGCGAATTTGAAGTTTTCCATAGTGAATTTTCTTCAAAAAAGGGAAAAATATTAGTAGTTGCAAAGCTTAATTTTTACGAGCTAACCAAAGCACAAGCTCCTTTTATGGATTCTATGTATTCAGCAAAAGAAGGTGAAAATGTACAGCTTAAACACTTGCAAATAATAGAGGCAGGAAATCGTATTTTCTCAATGAATTTGATAAAAGGACAAAAAGAGATTTTACAAACATCCCCGTCTTTCCGTGCAAAAGTTTGTGCCGAGTTAGGGCTTTGGGTTTTGAACTTAATAGATGACGACGACGACACCGCAAAAAAAAAATAACTGATATAATTAACAATCCTTATTTGAGGACTTTGTCAATTTTAGAACTTTTGGACAAAAAGCCCAATAATGCAAAAGATTTTAGAGAGAAAAGAAACTCTATTGATTTGCTTATTGGGCTTTTTTCAGAAATAATAAAAAACAGCACACGGGACGGTTTTTTAGAAGCCGCTGCGATAATATTTAAAGCTAAATAAAATGGCAAATATAGTTTATACCATATCTTTAAAAGACAGGGTAAGTAAAGTAACCGAAAAGATTAATAAGTCTTTTGGTAAGTTGAAAAATGGTATTTCAGAGGCTTCTAACAAAATAGATAATTCATTTACTAAAATACAGAAAAAGGCACAACAAACGGCTGATAGAATTAAAGTAACCGAAAATATTAATAAGTCTTTCGGCAAGTTGAAAAATGGTGTTTCGGGGGCTTCTAACAAAATAGATAATTCATTTAATAAAATACAGAAAAAGGCACAACAAACGGCTGATAAAATTAAAAAGTCATTTAATTTTAGCACTATAACAAAAGCGATTGCAGGACTGGGGGCTATTGAAATAGGGCGAAATATAATTCAAAAAACAGCCGATTTTGAAAAATATAATGCTGTTCTTACAAATGTCTTTCAAAGTTCAAAAAAAGCGGCTGAGGCTCAAAAAATGCTTTCTGAGGTTGCGGCGGAGACTCCTTTTGAGCTTATGGAAATTACAAAAGGATATTCAAAACTTGCCGCCCGAGGTTTTGCTCCTACAAAAAAAGAAATGTATCTACTTGGAGATGTTGCGGCTGCGGCGGGGCATAACTTCAATATGTTAGCAGAGGCAATTTCTGATGCTCAAACTTTTGAATTCGAGAGACTTAAGGAGTTTAATATAACTTCAAAACAGAACGCAAAAGCGGGGACGGTTGAGTTTAGATATAAAGGGGTTGCCACTAAAATAAAAAGAGACGAAGAAAGTATAAGGAATTATCTTTTATCTTTGGGGAAATTAACAGGCGTGCAAGGTCTTATGGCGATACAATCAAAAACTTTGGGCGGTGCAATTTCCAATTTAAAAGACAGTTTCGATCAACTCTTTATTAAAATAGGCTCAAAAGCAAGCAAAGGACTTCAAAAGGTTATTAGAGCGACAAGTAAATTTGTAACTAAATTCACTAAGAATTTTGATAAAATGTTTAATAGCATAACAAAAAACGCTTTTTTTATCAAATTGAAAATGATTTTTACAAAAACGTTTAATGCTGTTAAAAGGGTCTTTTTTACTGTTAAAAACGAAATAGTAAAGACGTGGCAAAGCATAAGTAATTTTATTGAAAGTTCGCCTTTTATGAGCGGTTTTATAGATACTTTGGGCGATGCTATTTCTGAGGTTGGTAAATTTGCGGCTAATGTTATTAAGGTATTTGGAAAAGTTGCTCGGTGGTTTACAACGCACCCGCTCGGCAAATTTATTACAACGGCTATTTTAACGCCTTTAAAAATTGCTTTGTCAGTTGTTAAGGATATTGCAAAGGGGCTTAATAAACTATTTGGAGACGTAGAGGCAAAAGCAAACAAGGCTAATTCAATGGTTAGCAGGTTGGAAAAAGCAAAAGCAGCGGGTAATTCTGGTGGATCCAATCGTATTTTAGGGCAAATGGCTGTAAATGAAAAAAGACTAAGTAATTTATTTGAGAAAGCCGTAAGTAAAGGATATTCAAAAAGCGATCTTTATAAAATAAGAGCGTCAGCGGATATGCCCGAGTTTTCAAATTCAGTAAAAATATTTGAAAAACTTGCAAAGTCAGAAAGTAGGATTAACTTAGGTGAAATAATAAAAAAAAGTGGCACTTTTACAGAGCTTAAAGATGACTTTTGGACAAAACTTAAACACGGGGGCATGCCATGGTTAGAAACAAGAAAAGCTACCGATGCAGAATTGATTGGTAAAGTCTTAAACAATGTTAATTCTAAAATATTAAATAAGAATAATTTTTCGTGGACAAAACCCTTTGAAACTATTGCAAAAGAAGTCTCAAAAACTCAAAAATCCAAAGTTAAAAAGCCGATGTTTGACGACCCTTTGAATTTAAACAAAGGTCTTAAAGATAAAACAGAAAGCATAATTTCTGGCGGGCGTATTAACACTTTTAATATTAATATTGCAGAAGCTAATGGTGTTAAAACTATGCAGATAAGCAATATTTCAGAAGGTTATGAAAACATAGGTCAAATGTTTAAAAATGTATTATTAGAGGCGACAGCAGATATTAAATTTTAATAATATGGACTTAATATTAAAACAAAAAATAACTATTAACCATAAGGTACTGCCACTTGTAAATGATATTATTATCAAAACAAGTCGCAATACTTTTACTGATACGGCTGTTTTCACGTTTCCGAACAAAATAAATGCACAAAATCAAAAGATTAGTGAACTTATAGAACTGGGCAGCCCCGTTAAAATAGAAATAGGTTACGAGCCTTTTTTGTTTACTGAATTTGAAGGCTATGTTTCACAAATAGTACCTGAAAAAACAGCAACTATATTTTGCGAAAACGAAACTTATAAACTCAAAAGACAAAGTATAGGTCGGGATGTTATTTTAAAGCAGACCAGCACCTTAGAGTTAATAAAAGAGATTTACGACGGCAAAGTCGAGGTTTACGAGGCTAATATAGGGGACTGGAAGGTTTCAAAAAACGCAACTGTTATTCAAGTCTTAAGTGAATTGCAGGCTAAATTTAAAATTTATTCTTATTTTAGAGGGGATGTTTTGATAGTTGGCTCACAAGCCGACCCGCTCACGCAAAACCGTAGGTATTTAAAAGCTCATTTTCAAAAAAACATACCTACAGGAGAGAGCAATTTTAATTTTAAAAATGCAAGTGCTGATTTAATTATCGTAAAAGCATCGGCTTTAAATCGAAAAGGTGAAAAAAAAGCAGTTTTTGCATACTATTCAGGAACTCCAGCAAAGATTATTTACAGTCAAACAAAGCCTAAAAACGGAACTGTAAATGAATTTAACATAGGGGGGCAATCCGAAATTTCTATAACAGACTTGAAACGACTTGCAAAGATAAGGCTCGAAGCCCTTTCTTTTACAGGCTGCGACGGCTCGGTTACTATCTACGGTTTTCCGAAAAACCCGTGTGCAAATCATGGTGAAATTTGCCAAATAATAGACAATGAAGTCCCTGAAAAAAATGGAAATTATGCCATTGTATCAGTTACAAAAAAATTCGGTAAACAAACGGGTTTCAGACAAATATTAGAACTTGGAATAAGCATATAATTATGAATACAGACCAAACAAGAAAGCAAAAAACAAGCAATAAAGAAGACATTGCTGGCGCTTTATTTTCTTTAATGGATATACATTTAGACGGAGAGTGTTTTTACTCAAAATTAGGTATTGTAAAAGATGTAAATTTAGAAGACGCAACTTGTAAAGTAGAAATTCCAAATACCCAAAGCGAGGGAGAGGGCGAAATTTTGCCCGATGTGAGGTTGCAACAAATAACAGAAAGCGGCTTATTAATTGAGCCTGCAAAAGACTTTCCAGTGTTAATTTCTTTTACAGATAAAACAACGGCTTTTGTTGCTTTGTATTCTAAAATAGAGAAAATTGTTTTTCAAAATGGTGAAAATGGTGGCTTAATAAAAATCATAGAACAAACGGAAAAATTAAACGAGCTCGTAAATACTACAAACGAAATAAACCAAAACATCAAAGATTTAAAATCTATTTTTAACACGTGGATACCCGTTCCAAACGATGGCGGGGCGGCTTTGAAAACAGCCTTAACAAGTTGGATCACAAACATAGTTCCCGATGCAAAAGCTATTAACAAAGATGACTTTGAAAACTTAAATATTACTCACTAAATATGGAAAACGGCGATATTTTATTAAAAGATGGTAAAATTTACAGCGAAAACGGGGATTTGGCTCACGGGAACGCAAAAGAACAGTTAATAGGGGCTAATTTAGCCGCCAGTACTGGAAATTTTAGGCTTTTCCCAACGGTAGGGGCAAATGTGTATAAAGATATAAACGCCCCTGAAAACGTCCAAAGATTTGTAAACAAAATCACTAATTCATTAGAGTTGGACGGGTGGGAACTTGATAATATTGCTATCGACATAGATAAAGATAACAACTTAATACTAAACGTTTTAAATGCCGAAAAAGTAACCGACGACACGAAAGGATTAATATAATGGCTACAAAAACTTATTTGATAGAAAAACCCCGATCTTTATACGATGTTTGCATTGATGTTTATGGAAACACTCAATATAAATACAAACTCGCAAGCGATAATAATTTGAACGTAGATTTTGATTTAATTGCTAATTACTGGGCGGCAGCACCTGAGCGTATAACTTCACTTATTTACGATGACACGGTAGGGGATTTTTCATTGAGAGATAAAATAAAAAATAACAACATCGAAATAAATAATACATAAACAACTCTTTTCTAACCCTTTACAAAAAAAACGCAAATTAATTTGCGTTTTTTTTTGCGTAAAACTTGCATAAGAAATAAATAAGCCGTTACTTTGTCATAACAAATCGAAAGAATATTAACAAACAACTTTAAAATCATGGAAAACAACAAAAAAATCAAAATCATAAACTTTACAGCGTCTCAATTTGGACACTTAAAAGCTATTGAATTAGATTTAAGTAGGTTTAAAAACGGCGAGCTAATAGAAATAAAAGGCGGTAGCGGCGAGGGAAAAAGCACAATACAAAAAGGCTTAAAAATATGCACACAAGGCTCAAAAACCTTAGCAGACAGCGAGCAGTACGGCGATGCGTGGAGTATTGAAACTCAATTACTTGACGGCGAAAAGAATATTTTTATAAGTGCAACCAAAAAAGACGGTCAAAGTGCTAAATTTGCTCTTTATGAAAAAGATAATAAAGGCAAAAAGGTTAATAATCCCGTTATTAATGGCATGAAAGCCACACCCGCAAAATATATCGAATATGTCGGCACTGAATTAACCTTTGGTATAAAAGGTTTTCTATCTGAAAATAATACTATTCAAACAAAATTAATGTTTGAACTTTTCAAAAACGAATTGCGAAAACAAGGTATTATTTTTGACAAAAAAAATCCAGACTACAAAACTTCTTTACTTGGTATTTTGGATGACTTGGTAGATAAAAGAGACCGTTTACGCTCCGAATGTACTCATATAGGGGCTTTTATGTCCGATTTTGAAAGAGACGGTTATGACTTGGATAGTTTAGAAACTTTAATGTTTAAAGATATTAATTTTTTAACAGAGCAAAAAACAGCTTTATTAATAAAAAAAGGACAGTTAAACGGCGAAAGCAAAGCCGCTTTTGAAAAGAAAAAAAGCGAAATAGCAACCAAAGGGCAAAATATAGCCACCGAAATTAAAGAGCGTGTAAATGATATTAATAGCGATTTTGAGTTTGACTTGAAAACTTACAATCAATTCTTAAAAGAAAAAGAAGAAAATAACGAACTTGTAAATACTGAATTAGCGGGCGTTTTAAATAATATCTACTTTGTCGATAATGCAAAAAAAGATAAAACGCTTGATTACTTCAAAAGATGTTTTATTGATTATTACAATAGAAACAACACGGAAAAACCAGAAAAACCAATTTTGCCGCAAATAGGGAATAATACTATTAATTTTGAAAATGGAATTAATTACATAGGTTTTGAGAAACTACAAAAAGATTATTTAAGAGTAATAGCCGAGTATAAAAACCTCGAAAAACCCGCTGAAATTGACTATTCAGAAATAGACAATCAAATTTCAGAAGTCGAAAAACAGATAGAAATAGCCGAACATAATAACAAATTAGTTAAAAGATTTGATATTAATAGAAAATGGGTAGAGTCTTGTGCAAAAGTCGATGAGAAACGAAAAGAACTAAATAAACTCTACGCAAATATTGACACGGGTGTTTCTGGTTTACGAATTAAGCCGTTTTTCAACGAAACGGGAAAACTCGAAATGAAAACTATTTATACTGGTGATTATGATCCTGAATATTTTAAAAACCCAAATAAAGAAGAAAGACTTTTAGTTTCTTACAGCTCTACGCAAAAACCTATAATCGGCGTTTTACTTCAAATAGCACGGCTTAAATTGAAAGGGAAATGCTTACCTTATATTTTTATCGATGACGTACCAATCGACAAAAAAGCCCGTGCTATAATTGCAAAAATTGCAGCCGAAAACGGTCTTAATATTATATTGTCAGTAACTGGCGATTTTGAAAAAAACAAACTTTCTAACAATGAAATTTTAGTAGAGGGTGGCGAAATATTTTTTAACGAATTAAAATAAATATCAAAATGCCTAAAGAAAAATATGAATTTTATGTATCTACCCCTTTTATAAACTCCAGTGTAAAAGAGACCATCGAATTTGAGATACCCGATGAGTTTAACGAACACGAAAAAGAAGACTTTATTCAAAAACAATTTGAAGAATGGGTATGGGAAAATATAGAAAGTAGTTACGAAATAATTGAATAAAACAATAACAAAATGAACGAAGCAAAATCAAAACTTATAATAACAATCGAAATAGAGGGAAAAGCAAAGCAACTAAAAAAAACATACGAGAACCTTTTGAAATTAGACTTAACCGTAAAGGATTTATTAGACCCCGACGAACATGTTAGTTTTAAAAGTTGTACTGCCTTTTCAGCAGTAAAGGCAAAAACTTCAAACTGTTATAATGGTGAAAAAACAGAACCAAAAGCAACGGAAATTAATTTAATAATGTTTGACAACGGTTTATAAAACAAACAAAAAAAGTCGCTTCAAAAGCGGCTTTTTTTAGATAAAAACAGCATGGAAATAAAATTAAGAGACTACCAAGAAAAAGCCGTACAGGATACAATAAAAGCACTTAAAGAAAGTGAGCGAAAAAGAGTAATTTGTGAAATGCCCACTGGTGGCGGCAAGACTGTTGTTTTTTCTTTCATAGTGCAAAATGCAAGTAGGAAAAAATCAAAGACTTTGATATTGACAGATAGAACCGAACTGTTACGAGGGACAGGGGGGACTTTGGAAAAGTTCGGAGTTTTGCCAAAATATGTAATAGCAGGACGTAAGATTGCACCTGATGTAAATAAAGGGGATTGTGTTGTGGGCATGGCTCAAACCTTAAAAAAAAGGATAGAAAAAAGCAACTGGCGAGAATGGTTTTTGCAATTTGATTTAATTATCATAGACGAATGCCACAAGCAAGAATTTAATGTTTTTTTTGAAAAGGATGTTTTCAGAACAAAAGGTACTGTTTTGGGTTTTTCCGCAACCCCAAAAAGAGGCGGGAAACAAAGACAACTAGGTACTGATTATGATAAAATAGTACACACCAAAACAACTTTGGAGTTAGTAAGAGAGGGGTTTTTATGTAGTGATATGTTTTTCGGTTCTGGATTAGCTCCCGACATGAAAGATGTTTCTTTGGATACAAAAGGGGATTACTCACGCTCTCAAATGTTTAAAAAATATGACAAAGCCGAAATATACGGCGGTCTTATTGATTGTTATAAAAAGAACGCCACCGACAGTGTTATGATTGTTTTTTGCAGCAGTATTATACATAGCGTAAGAACCTGTAAAGAACTTGTTGAGAATGGAATTTTAGCAAGGTTTGTTTCTTCAAAGATGGGAAAGCCCAAAAGACCAGAAACCGCCGAGCCTGAAAATTTAAAAGATGCCGATGGTGAATGGGTTTCTTACTATGAGAAAGAAAAATATTACAAGGAATACATCGAAGCATATTATAATTTTTCAGGCAGTAGGGACTTAATGGTTAAAAACTGGAAAGCAGGGGATTTTAAAGTCATGGTTAATTGTGGCATCTTAACAACTGGTTTTGATTTTCCCGAACTTGAAACCGTTGCTTTATTGCGAGCCACCACGTCCGAGGTTTTATATTTGCAAATGTTGGGACGGGGGTCTCGATTAGCAGACGGCAAAACACATTTTAATATTTTCGACTTTGGTAAAAACGTAGAGCGTTTAGGTTCTTTTAAGTTGGAACGAAAATGGAATTTATACCATGAAACAAGCAAAGGCGGCGGGCTTGCGGCGATGAAAGAATGCGGCGAAAAAGGAATCGACAAAAACGGAAAAAGCGGGTGTGGCGATTATGTTTTCGCATCGGCTTCTATTTGTCATTGTGGTTATGTTTTTAAGCAAGAAAAAGAAGAAAAGAAAATAGAATTGCAATTAATGACTACTGATAACAAAGGAAAAATCAAAACCGTTAAACCTCTTAAAGATATGGACTTCACGGAATTAGAAGCGTTTCAAATAACCAGTAACTATAAAATAGGTTGGCTTTATACTCAAATATTCTTACAAGGTGGACTTGATTATTTAAAAAAGTTTGCTAAGTTTAAAAACTATTCGGCAGGGTGGATAAACCGAACATACAGCCGAATACCCGCAAATTTAAAACAAAAAACAGCTTAAAAACATGAATAAACTAATCGGAAAAAAAATAACCTTTTTTAAAAAAATAGGGAAAAGAACAAAAAGAACAAGGACTGATATATATAAAGAAGTCATTTATGAGTGGGAAGTAATAAATCTTTTGAAACCTGAAACGGGTATTATTTGTGGCAAAAGAAGAAAAATAGATGGTTTTTGGACTGAGGGGGATAGTTCTGAAAACGCTCCCAGTTCTATTTATTTTCAATCTACAAAAGATATTGATTGTTATTTAATAGCCGTGTCTTTAAATCAAACAGTTCTTTGTCCTGTTGAGTATTGCTTAATATAACATTTCATAAAACAACCAACAAAATGAATTTAAAAAACCGCTTAAAACATGGAAAAACTAACAAAAGAGCAAACCGAAAAACTCCTAACAATCAATCCAACGGCTTCTTTTTTTAAGAAAATTGAATTGCAAGAAGCCGAAAACCAAATAAAAGGCTTAAAAGATTTGATTGTTGAAAAAGAGAAAGAAATAAAAATAATAAAAGAAACCATTAGGTTAACTGAAAACAACTAATAACATGAAAACATACAAAGATTTAAGCGGTTTATTTGAAGGGTGCGAAATAGAAAAAGAAATATCTAAGTACACTTGCCGACAGTGTGTATTTAGATATAAACATGAATACGGTAAAATGTTTTATTGCAGCAAAAGACGACAAAAAAGCACGGCTTATGGCGATTTGAAAATAAAAGTGGGTGATCCCGCTTGTATTCTTTTTGAACATATTAAAAACCGCAAAAAATGAATTTAGAAAACCGCAAAAAATTAAAAGATAAAATATTAGAAAGTGTTAATATTATCGATATTGTCGGGGATTACACTAAGCTAACCAAAAAGGGAAATACTTACTCGGGCCTTTGTCCTTTGCACGATGACAAAAAAGAGGGTAATTTTCACGTTTACGAAAATACAGAAAGCTGTATTTGTTTTTCGTGTAGCAATGAAAAAATGAATGTTATTGATTTTATTGTAAAAGTCGAAAATTTAGAATTTCCCGAAGCTATGGATTTTATCGCCGAAAAAGAAAATATAGACATTTCGGATTTTGAAAGCCCTGAAAATAAAGCAAAAGATAAAAAGAGAATGCAGGCATTTGAAGTTTTCAAAAAAATACAAAATATTTATACAGATAATTTAAATAACAATCCTGAAACAAAAGATGGCTTTTTGAAGTGGCGAGGTTTTGAGCAAAAAACAGTAGAGTATTTTGAGCTTGGTATTTCGTACATTAGAGAAAGAAACGGCTTTAAAAGCGTAGCTACTGAATTAAAAAATCATTTTGATATTTTAAAAGAATTTGGAGTTCTGAATAAAAAAGATTTTGATCTGTTGCAAAACAGATACACGATTCCAATTCATAATAAAACGGGCAAAGTAGTTGCTTTTTTCGGGCGTTCTATAAACAAAAACGCAAAAGAATACAAATTTATCAACTCCGCGGAAAGTCCGATTTACAATAAGAAAAAAGAGCTTTTTAATTATAATCGAAGTCGTAAAAACATCTTTGAAAAAAAGCAATGTTTTGTCATGGAAAGTTCGCTTTCTGTTTTTAGATTATTTGAGAAAAATGTATTAAATACAGTCGCTACGGGCGGCACGGCTTTCACAAAAGACCATTTAAAACTTTTTATAGACAATGAAATTACTTTTATTTGGGATGACGACAATGCAGGGCGTAAAGCTGCAAAAAGAGCTTTAAAAACTTGTTTAGAAGAAAATAAGATACCCACTTTTATTTTAATGCAAAAAGGTTGCGACCCTGACGACTTTTTTAAAAACAAAACAAAAGAAGAAACAAAAGAGTATTTAAAAAGTAATAAAATAAACTTTATCGACTTATTGCTTAAAATTTGCGATTTTGAAAATACCAAAACCTTAGAAGAAAAAGACACTATTATAAATGAAGTAGAAGACTATATTTCTTTAATAAAAGGAACTTCACAAACTTTATATTATAACGATTTCCTTAAAAAAACTGGGCTTGTGGGAGCTGCCAAAGGCGAAAATAAAGAGCTGCCAAAACCCAAAATAAAAGAAAAGCCCGAACGTGTTTTTTGGTATTTAGATGACAAAGGTGTGCCAAAAATAAATATGCAAGACTACATTGAATTTATCAATAACAAAGGCTTTTTTCTTTACTATTCGGCTAAAAAACCTGACGCGTACGAAATTGTAAGAATAAAAAATAATATAATAAAATTAGCAGACACCCGCGAAATTAAAGAGATTGTTTTAAATTTCGTAAAAAAAAGAGGTATGTTGGTTGTATTTAACAAGTTAGCAGAGGGAACTAAATATTTTGATATTAAAGTTTTAAATGCTTTGCCCGTTGTAATTCCTAAGATATTAAAAGACACCGCGACGGCTTCTTTCGTTGCAACCACTAAATGCGTTTACAGAACAACCGCCGAAAAAATAGAGAAAATAGATTTTGCCGATTTGGGAGATTCTTATATTTGGGATTCGCAAATTACGAAAAATGATTTTCAATATAATAAAGAATTGACAAATTCGCATTTCTCGAAATTCACACATTTAATAAGTGGCAAAAACGAGCAAAAACATGCTCGTTTAAAGAGTATTTTAGGGTTTTTAATCCATAACTACAAAAACCCAGCTAACGCAAAAGCCCCTGTTATTTATGATAAAAACCTTAGCCAGTTACATGGTGAGGCTGAGGGCGGTTCTGGTAAGTCTCTTTTATTGGAAGCTGTAAAACATATTAGAAACATTACTCAAATACCAGGGGACAGGATAAATTTTAAAAGTCAATTTTGTTTGCAGGAATTAGACGAAAGTACGCAAATTGCACATATTGATGAAGTGCCAGAAAGCTTAGATATGAAAGAGTTTTTTAGCAGGATAACAAACGGAATACCAATCGAACAAAAACAAAAAAAACCGCTCTATATTGAGTTTGAAGACACTCCCGTTTTTATATTTACTGGAAATTTTAAGCCAAAGGGCAGTTCAGGTTCGCACCGCCGCCGCCGCATCGATTTTGGCGTAGAGCCTTATTTTTCTGCTAATTATACACCTTTTGACGAATTTAAGCACGTCTTTTTCAAAGATTGGAATACAGACGAATGGAACTGTTTTTTCAGCTTTATACTTAATTGTGTAAAAGAATATTTGAAAAACGGAATAGTCGAACATAAGGATAAATCGGACACCTTATTGACTTTTGCACGAGAAACAAACGATTATTTTGCGGAGTTTTGGGTTTTGGAAGAAAGGTTAATGAGTGTTTATTTAACTGGCGAGTTTTTCCCGCGTGCTTTTTATTCGGAATTTTTAGAACAAAATGAAATATACCCTACTGACTTTTCTATTAAAAAATATTACAGTTACATTAAAAAAATGCTTGACGTTTACGAAATTAAGCATAAAAAAGAGGGGCGGGGGACAAAAGTAAAATACATTTTAGATAACGGGAAAAAATTAAAAGACTGAATTTCAAACCTTTATAAAAAAAACGCAAATTAATTTGCGTTTTTTTTGCGTAAAACTTGCATAAGAAATAAATAAGCCGTTACTTTGCAATAGATACTTATTGAAAACTTAAAAGAATATAAAAATGCCAAACTTAAAAAAGACAAAAAAGACGCACCATAATTTAGTAATTGACGCGAAGTTAAGAAAAGAATGTTTTGCGTTAGTAGCTAAAAATACGCCCGCCAGCAATACAAGTTCTATTTTAATCTACTTACTAAATAAATACAGTGGCGAAAACGAAAAGATTTTAAAAGAACATTCTAAAGCTAAAGACTTACAAAGAAATTCAGTCGCTTTTATTCTTTGCGAAAATGAATTGTTTAGCGGCTATAAAAAATTTCTCATAAGCAAAGGTTTAAACGTTACAAAAAATACTTATATAAATATTTTGATGCAATTGTATATTAAAGAAAATAACAACGAAAAAAACATCTAAAAACATGGCAAATCTAACAATAGAACAAATCAAAGAAATGGAAACTAAACTCGCAGCTCCATTTATGCAAGAAATAAGCGGTAAATTATTTAATGATGTTTACTGGCTGCCTCAAAGAGAGTGGGGGGATAAATTAATATGCCTCCCCTATCTACGCAAACACCAAGTGGTCAAAAGATTAAATGAAGTATTCGGCATAGGCGGATGGCAAAGTACGATAAAAGAGGGCGAAAAAGGTACTAAACTATGCACTATTTCGGCACTGTTTGGGGATGTGTGGGTCGATAGGACAGATATAGGAACAGCAAGTAAAACAGAAGCCGAAAAAGGCAGTGTTTCCGATGCTATAAAAAGAACGGCTACTCAATTTGGAATAGGCGCGTATCTTGTCGATATGAAAGAATATTATATTAATGCAGTAAAAAACAGCAAAGGCAAATTGTCGCCGTGCGATGACAATAAAAAGCTTTTGCATGGTGATAAATTGAAAGATTATATAAATAAAATCGTTTCACCCTATGGAGCTTTTAGAGACTTCGCAAACCAAATAAAACCGCTTATAAATAACAATCCTGAGCTTTTAGGAGCTATGAAAACGATTAAAAAATTCCTAAAATAATGAGTTTAAACATAATACATCTAATTGGTAGAATCGGCAAAGATAGTGAATTAAAAACCACTACAAGTGGCAAAGAATACATAAAATTTACGCTCGCAACGTCCGAAAAATGGACTGATAAAAACGGCAAAAGTCAAGAAAAAACAACATGGCACAATTGCGTAAAGTGGGGCAAAGTTGCAAAACTTAATCAGCACTTAAAAAAAGGAATTTTGATTTATGCACAAGGTTCGCAAAGTCATGATCAGTACGAAAAAGACGGCGAAAAAAAATATTACAGCTTTGTAAATATTAGAATAATAGATTTTTTAGAGAGTAAAAAACAAAACCATAACACACAACAGCCGCAGCAAAATAATAAACCAGAGCCGCCGCAAGTAAATACAAGCGACCAAGAGGGAGCGGATGATTTACCATTTTAAAAAAAATAGATATGGAAAAAGACGAAATTCTTTATTTTAAAGAAATTGCAGAACATGATAAAGTGCGTAAAACAATTGTTTTACACAGACTTAAACACAATGAAATATTGTCAATTCACAAAACCAATCTTTCGCTTGATGGCGAACATTGTTTTTATAGAATTGACAAGATAGAAACACAGCCGATTTTAGATAATTGCAAAAAGCATATAAATTCAAATAAAAAGGAATTTGAAGCCATAAAAAAAGAAGCTATTGAACTTCTAAATTCATAAATAAAATTAAAGCGGCTATTTTGCCGCTTTTTTTAATCTAAAAATATGATATTAACAAGACTCGGGAACAAAACAAAAATAGCCAAAGATATAATAAAGCATTTTCCAAGGCATACTACTTATGTAGATGTAACATTCGGAGCGGGTGGTATGTTTTTCAATAAACCAAAAGCAAAATACAATATTGTTAATGACTTGGATAGCGATGTATTTAATCTTTTTCAAGTCATAATAAACCAAAAAGAATCTTTGCGAGAGGCTTTTGAAATTATGCCTATTCATTCCGATCTATTAGAATACTGGAAAAAAAACAAAGAAAAAGACCCTATAAAAAAATCTTTGCGGTTTTTACTTCTTTCTAATTTTACGTATTTGGGGAAGGGGACAAATATAAGATATGGACAAAGCAATGATAAACGAATGTTTTTGTCTCGATTAGATAAAACTTTCAATGCACTACAAAATGTACAGTTTAATAATTGCGATTTTGAGCGGTTTTTAAAGAGTATTAACTTCAGGTGTGAAAAAGACAAGGAAAAAACTTTTATTTACGGCGACCCGCCTTATATTGATACAGGCTCTAATTATGAAAACAAAAGCTGGAGCAAAAACGATTTTTGTAGATTGTTAGATGCTTGCATTGCTACGGGTTGCAAGTTTGCAATATCTGAATTTAACAACGAATTTGTCATTAAAGAAGCCGAAAAGAGAGAATTAAACATTATTTACATCGGCGAACGTGTGAATATAAAAAACAGGCGAACCGAAATTTTGATAACTAATTATAAAACAGAAACAACTCTTTTCTAACCCTTTACAAAAAAAACGCAATTTAATTTGCGTTTTTTTTGCGTAAAACTTGCATAATAAACAAATAAGCCGTTACTTTGTCATATACAAATCGAAAGAATATTAATCTTAACACTTAGAAATCATGGGAAACTGGAAAAAAGGTTATAAAAAGTATTGCGAAAAACAAAACGAAATTCCTTTAGAAGAAATAAAAAGAAACAAAATAGAATTAGAAGCTGGAAGAAAATATTATTCAGGTTTCGGAAAAGATGCTTGTTGTTCTATCTTGGAAGAAATACAAAAAAACAATGAAAAACTAACTGAAAAACTTAACTCGATCAAAGAAAAAGTAATAATTGGAAAACTAAGGATCTTAGGAATTAATTTTGATTTTAAAGAAGAAAGCAAAAAACGTTTTAAGTCTTTAGTTGTTGTCTCCAGTCGTAAAGACAATAAATTTTTTGAGACTTATTATTTTAACAATGGCTCTTTTGATGGATTAAAGCTCGTTACTTTTATTATTGAAACAAACACTAATCTAAGTGGCGGCGGGGTTGATTCGAGTATCACTATAACTTATAAATAAAAACATTATGGAAAACAACAAAAAAACCGATGATTTTTTCAATGAATTAAAAACAGGTTTTGAAGAAATTAAAATAAGTAGCGGAAAACCAGAAAGCACCGAAATAATCGAAAGCGAAAACGATTTGCAAAGAACTCCCGAATGGTTTGCAAAACGTAGAGGCTGTTTTTCAGGTTCTGGAAACACTAACTTAATGGGTTGCTCAAAAAGAGCTACAAAGAAAAATCCAAAAGACTGGACACAATTAGAATGGCTTTTCGATTTCGGTAAAACAGCATTGAGTTATTGTTTAGAAAAGGCGATAGAAAGAATAACACGCAAAAATATTTCTATTCCAAAAACCGCAGCTATGCAGTGGGGGACAAATACCGAAAAAGAGGGCAAAACATACGTAGAAAATGAGCTTAGAATAATTATTAAGGAACTTGACTTTGTAAAGTTTTGCAAAAACAACGGTGCATCGGGTGATGGTGAAACGGTTTTAAGTTTAGAGCAAAACAAATATTTAAAACCCTATGGAATAGAAATTTTCAAAAATGAAAAAGTATCTTTAGCTTTTGAATTAAAATGCCCTCAAACTTTGCTTTCTCATGCGAAATTAAGGACTAATCAAATAGCAGAGGGACATGATTATTTTTGGCAGGTGCAAAGTGAAATGCTGTCTTTAAAAGCAGATAAATGCTTATTCGCAACCTACCACCCTGACTTTCCAGAAAAGACAAAATTCACTGTTTTGAGCAAAAAAGAAAAACCGTCTTTTCTTTCAAAGAAACACCCGCCCATTGATAATGTTTTTATCCTTTCAAAAAATACAAGGCTCGGTCTTATTTTAGTTGAAAAAAGCCCCGTGCATTGCAACGCTTTACTTGTACGGTCTGCAATAGGCGAAATAATAATAAAAAAACTAATGAGAAGCGGATTAGATAGAGACTTAAACGAAATTTTAGAAGAAACTTATAAAGAATACAGCAATTATTCAATAAAGGAACTAATCGAACTAAACAAAATTTAAATCATGGAAACATTTATAAAAGCACAAAAAGAAAGAATTACTAAGATTGTAAGCGAAATTAGTACTATCGCAATGCTCGAAGCTTTAAAACCTGAAAATCAAGTAAAATACCCTATGACTTTCGAGATTTCTAATTCTGGATCTAATATCGAAGTTAGAATTTCTAAACCAATAACTTTTCATACTATTGCAGTAGCTGACATTTTTAACTTAGATATGATATTTAAAAACGCAACATACCGCAACAAAGCTGATATAAAAAAAGAAGTTACTGAAACCTTAGTAAAGTTACGAAAAATTAAAAAATTAGCTTTGAAATATTCAGAATTAAACAAATGAAAGACCCCTTAGCAGTTGCAAAAAAAGTACAAGAAATAGATAATATTTTGATTGAAGCCTCAGATACAAAAGACGCGGCTAAAAAAATAGTTGCTCTTTTTTACGGTAAATTACAAATGGAAAGGAAATATTTTGCAGTTTTGCTCGAGGCTTCAAAAAAACTGGAAATAGAAAAAAACCTTTTGAATAAGATTTTTAAAAATATTTTCTTGTCCGAAATGGTTACTTTTAACAATAAAGAGTTTAGATATGTTCGTACGTTTTCAGAGCTAAATAAAAAGCAATTTAACGAGTTTTTAAACAGCGTTGTAAATCATTTAGAAAACGACTTAGAACTTAAAATAAACAATAAAGCAACATGAAAAAAATAATTTTATTAATACCTGATTTTTTCTACAATTCAGCAGGTGGGGTTTTTGTAAGTATATTGACAATCTTAGCTGTATTCTTATGTTTAATTTACATAGCAATTCTTTATTTTTCAACTAAAAACAAATAACCATGGAAAAAGTAATTAGATTAACTTGGGGCTGCGAACACTGCAAAGATGTTGTAGTCTCATATTCAGGCTCAGAAAAAAAATATTGTAATTGTGGGGCAGCTGCAATAAAGATGGATTTAAACTATACTAATATAACAGGCGAAATCAAAGAGATAAGCCGAAAAGAAAATACTGGGGGGGGGTGGTTTGATGCCGAAAAAAAAGAAAAGGTTAAAAGTGAAATGTTAATTTCTATTTCTGAGTTTAGTTATTGGTACAAAGATAACTTCGATTTTATTTTTGACAAAGGGTTTGATATTCCGCAAGCATTAGAATATTACCAAAAAACACAAAATGAAAACCTATAAATCAGAAAGCCAACTACAAGCCGAATGTATTGTTTATTTTCATAATACATTCAAGAAACACCGCAAAACCTTAATAGAGATAAATAACAGTACAACCAACGGGGCGAGCCGTAAAGCATTAGGACTTGTCAAGGGAGCGTCCGATTTGGTTTTGTGCACAAAAGAGGGCTTGTTTTGCCCTTTGGAGATTAAATTAAATGGTACTCGACACGATATAAAACACGTTAGGGAGCAGCTACATTTTATTGAAAACATAAAGAGCCGCTCGGGACTGGGTTTTTTCGTTTGGAATTTTAACCAATTCAAAAACATTTGTGAGTTTTTACTTATGGAAAATTTAGAGGCTGCAAAACAATACAGCACCGAGAATTTAAAAAAGGTTGAAAAGATGCTTGAAAAAGCAGAAACAAAAAAAACTAAAACTTTTATTTTTTGCTTACCTGTTTAATTTCAACCCTTTACAAAAAAAACGCAATTTAATTTGCGTTTTTTTTGCGTAAAACTTGCATAAGAAATAAATAAGCCGTTACTTTGTCATAACAAATCGAAAGAATATTAATCTT